TGCCCGCAACAAACACGCTCCTCACCATCAACATGATCACCGCCAAGGCGCTGGCGATCCTGCACCAGAAATGCAACATCATCGGCGCGGTCAATAGGCAATACGATGATTCCTTTGCCAACTCGGGCGCCAAGATCGGCAGCACCCTTCGCATCAGATTGCCGGTGCAATACACCGTCAGCACCACCCCGGCGCTGTCGCTGCAGAACACCATTGAAAACTTCGTCAGCCTGCCGATCACCAACCAGTATCACGTCGATTTCTCGTTCTCGTCCGCCGAACTTACGCTGTCCATCGACGAGTTCTCGGCCCGCTACATCGAGCCGGCGATCGCGGTGCTGGCAGCCCAGATCGAGGCAACGTTCGTCGGCATGATGTGGCCCACCGTCTGGAACCAGGTTGGCACCGCAGGCGCCGCCCAGACGTTCAAGACCGTGTTGCAATCCCGCAAACTGCTGCTCGACAACCTCACGCCGCAGAGCAAGCAGTGGCTGCTGCGGATCAATACCCAGGACAATGTGGATCTGGTCGACGCCCTCAAGGGTCTGTTCCAGCAATCGACCCAGATCGCCACGCAATACACGGACGGCGTCATGGGCCTCGCGGCCGGCTTCGAGTGGGCGGAAAGCACGCACCTCACCACCCAGACCCGCGGTGCTGAGAACACCGCCTACATCGTGACCCCGGCCGGCCAGACCGGCAGCACGCTCGCGGTGACGACCGGTGCCGGAGCAGGCAACGCAGGCGACGTGTTCACCATCGCCGGTGTCTATCGCGTCCATCCGGAGACCAAGGTGAGTTCGGGCATCTTGCAGCAGTTCGTGCTGACGGCGGCTTATGCTGGAGGCGCCGGCAACATGAGCATTGCTCCAGCCATCGTCACCTCCGGCCCGCAGCAGAACGTCAGCAACTCGCCGGCCAACAATTCACCGGTCACCTTTGCCAATACCGCCAGCACGGCAACCGGGCTGTCGCTCGCCTTCCACCCCGACGCTTTTACCTTCGCCACAGCCGATCTTGTCATGCCCGGAGGCGTGGATATGGCATCACGCGTGGTAAAGGACGGCATCTCGATGCGGGCGGTGCGGCAGTATAGCATCAGCGACGATACCTTCCCAATCCGTATTGACGTGCTCTGGGGTGGCGTTGCGATGCGGCCCCAACTCGCATGCAGACTCGTGGCGAACTAGGAGGCAACCACCATGCCAGCCTTCGTAAACCAAGGCCCGCAGGACCAACCGCCGACCTCGCAATATCCCCCTGGGCCGCAACTGTTCGATCCGTCGATCATCGCCGCGGGCGGCGGCCACAGCCCGGCCGATGGCATCGTAGCGCATGCCGGCGGCGGACAGGCAGCCGCCACGCCTCTGCGGGCCTCGATCTCGCGCATCACGACCTGCGCTACAGCGGCGGACAGCGTGTGCCTCCCGCGCTCCGCTGGCGGTCAGTTCATCGTCGTGATGAACGCGGGCGCGGCGGCGTGTCAGGTGTTCGCAGCACCTGGTTCCAGCGACACCATCAACGGCGTGGCCGGAAGCACCGGCGTGTCGCTCGCGGCGGCCAAGTCGGCGGCGTTCAGCTCGCCCGCTGTCGGCGTCTGGTTCTGGAACCTGTCGGCCTGAATTGCACGAAGGGATGTGAGGTCTTATATTCCCAGGCACCGATGAGCCGCGGTGAGGCGACCCACCGGCACCCGGTTAGGCTAGGAAGCGGATTTCGAGTAGCACCGTCATCCGCTTCTTCGCCCACCGGAAGAGCATCAGGATCTTCATCCCGTTCTCTCCCGTGCGGCCTTGCCCTGAACGGGCACGGCTGCCCGCTCTCGCAGGCTTCAGCCGCAATCGGACCCTAGCACATGATTTCCACGACAGGTGACCTGATCACCTTCACGCTGCGCGCGAGCGGTATCAATGGCGTCGGCCAGACCCCACTGGCGGACGACAGCAACACCGGCCTCGATCTGCTGCGCATGCTGATCGCGCAGTGGCAGCGCAAGCGGTGGCTGATCTGGAACGAGCAGGAACTGTCGGTCGTCTCCACCGGCAACCAGTTTTATACCATCGGACCGGGCCAGGACTTCGACACGGCACGCCCGGACAAGATCCACGCCGCATGGTGCCGGCTGCAGCCGTTCACCGGCCCGAATGCCGTCGACCTCCCGCTTGCCATCATCGAGGCCAAAGAGGATTGGGCGCAGATCGGCGTTAAAGACCTGGTGTCGCTGCCCGCCGCGGTGTTCTACGACAGCTCGTTCCCGGTCGGGCGCGTCATCTTCTGGCCGGTGCCGAGCGCCGCGCACTATGAAATGCACCTCGTGGTGAAAGCCTCGCTGCCGACCTACACCACGCTGACCGATCCGCTGGCCGTGCCGGACGAGTATCTCGAAGCGATGATGTGGTCGCTCTGCGTGCGACTGCAGATGGCCTACGGGCTGCCCGCGCGCTCCGACCACGTCGCGGCGATGAAGCAGGCGATCAACGTCATCGAGATGGCGAACAGCCAGATTGCTACCATGGCGATGCCGGCGGCGCTGGGGCGTCACGGCGGCGATGTGTCCTCGTGGGTCGGGCGCGGGCTCGACCATGCCTGGACCGTTGGCGGTATGTGCGTGTTGTCATGAGGCGCTGATGCCCTACCCCTGGAGCCAAGGCGACGAGTTATTCGCGGCCGACCTCAACGCGGCCATTGCGGCGAACCGTGGCGCGCCTGGCGCTGCAGGCCCCGCTGGGCCGGCTGGGCCGCCGGGGGTGCAGCAGTGGCAGGCCGGCAATGTGACCGCCCTCAGCGCGCGCCTGACGCTGTCGGGGGGCATGCTGGATACCGTCCAGCAGTGGATGGCCGGCACGGTCAATTCCATCGGACCCGGCCTCACCTTGTCCGCTGGCGTGCTGAACAGCGGCGCGGGCGCGATTGGTCCGCAAGGGCCGCCAGGACCGCAAGGGCCGCCCGGCGCGTCGTCATTCTCCGCTCTGACGGGCTCCGCGACCTATGCGCAACTGCCAACCGAGGTGCAGCAGGTTCCGATCGCCTTTCCGTTCTCCGGCAAGCCGGCCACCGGCGCGGTGGTCAACGTGCCGATGGCCATGGCGCTGACGGTGCCTGCATCGCTGGCTGGGACCGTGGTCTATGACACCACCCTGGCCACAGCCTCCGCGGTGTTCACGCTCAACCGCATCAGCGGCGGCACCACGACCGCACTCGGCACGGTGACGATCACCTCGGCCTCGCACACGTCCTGCACCCTGGCGGGCGCGGGCGGCTCGCTGGCGATCGGCGACGTGCTGCAGATCGTCGCGCCAACGCAGGATGCGACGCTCGCCGATCTCGGAATAACAGTGCTCTGCTCGAGGGTCTGATGGCCTACATCTTCGGCGATGGGTTCGATCTCTACGCAACCTATACAGATGCTTACCCGACCTATTGGGACAGTGATCCGGTCGGCGGCGGTTTTATTTTCGTCGCTGGGCGCTTTGCCGGAAGCCAGGCTGCGCAGCTAAACGGCAACAGCGCGACGACGGGGTGGCTGCTGAAGAGCAGCGGCGCCAATGACGCAGTCCACCACATCACTGTCGCCATCGACCAGCTAGGCACAGTCTCGGGGACGAACCTTGGGCAGTGGTTCACATTCTACGACGCGCAGTGCTCCATCTTCTTCCGATCCGACGGCGCCATTCTTCTGACCTCCGGTGCGGCGAACGGCACGACTCTGGCGACCTATACCGGGGCAATTACCGCGCAAAATACATGGTATGCCTTCGAGATGGAGGTCGTCATCAACAACACCACGGGCTCTTTCACGGTCCGGAAGAACGGCAATACCAGCAACGACTTTACTATCGGTTCGTTGAACACCAGGGCGGGCTCGACGAACAACTACGCCAACCGAATAGCTATAGGAACAAACTGGAACGCTGGGCACAACATCGACGACCTCCTCTGGCGCAGCGATGCGAGCAGCGTGCCGTGGGTGGGCGACGTGCGGTGTTACACCAGGATGCCAGCGAGTGACGCGAGCATCCACTGGTCACGCGCCGGCAATAGTCCCGTGACCCCCTTCGGCAACTCGAACTTCCGAGGCCTCTCGGCCGGAACCGCCTACTACACGCCGTTCGTAGCCGCCTGCGACGGGCAAATTTCCACGGTCAACCTAACCTTCAACTCCGGTTATACCGGGAACCTGAAGGGCGCGATCTTCGCCGCCTCGGGTCCCTTTATCCAAGGTGGCAGCGGCGGCGTGCCAACAACAGTCCTCTCGCCAACGGCCACCGTCAGCAACCCAGCGACAGGCACCGTCGCCCTCACCTTCAGCCCACCCGTGACGGTCACGAAGGGAACGACGTATTTCGTCGGGATCGACAGCGACACCTCATCTGGGTCGACGACCGCAGGGAACAACTCACCGTCCTGCGGCTACAGCGCCGGCCTTGCCTACGCCAGTTTCCCAGCGGCAAACCCGACCGGTCTGGGCGGATGGCCCACGATGTGCATCACGGCGATCATCGCGTTCACCGCTAACTATCAAGCCGTTTCGGAGAACCAACAGGACGGCGCCACGAGTTACGTCTACGACAACAATGTGGGTGACGCGGACCTCTACGGCATCAGTAGCATCAGCGGCACACCGTCGAGCATCGTTGCGGTCACCACCCGCGGCTACTTCGAGAAATCGGACGCGGGCACGCGCAATGCGGCGGTGCAGATCAAGAGCGGCACCACGACCGTGAACAGCGGCAGCGCGGCACTCAATACGACCTGGGGCTGGATGTATCGCACCGACACCACAGATCCGAACACCGGCAGCGCGTGGACGGCCACCGCCGTAAACAGCGCGCAGATCGGCCCGATTGTGACGGCCTAGCGCGATGCCGACCGTCACTCTCGACCCGACCTACAATACCGCCAACATCACTCTGTCGAATGGCAACCTCACACTGACATCGAGGGTTGCCAGCGCCTGGTATCCGTCACTGACTGCTGCTTCCTTCGGTACGGGGAAACTCTATTTCGAGGTGACCTGCAACACCTCTAACGGCACCGCGACCCAGGTCGGGATCGTCACCACGGGTGTGACATCAAGCAATTACATCGGCAGCGATACTTACGGCATCGGGTGGCAGTCCAGCGGCGGCGTGGACTACGGTGGTTCTAATCTGGGCAGCATCGGAAGCTGGACGACCGGCGACACGATCTGCGTAGCGTTCGACCTGGGCAACCAGAAAGTCTGGTTCCGCAAGAACGGCGGCAACTGGGACAATACCACTCACGACCCCGCCACGAATACCGGTGGCTATAGCCTTGCAACCTTAATCAGCCATAGCGCTGCCCTTTATCCGGCGGGATCGACATATACGAGCGGCGACCAGCTGACCTTCAACTTCGGTGCCACGGCGTTCGCACAAGCGGTGCCCTCCGGTTTCATCGGCATCAACTCCTACGTCCCGCCCGCTACCACTGCCAACCTCACCCAGATCGCCGTCGAGCAATGGGCGATGCCGAACGCGCAGGCGCAACTCACCCAGGTCGCGGTGGAGCATTGGGCATCGGTCGCCACCAGCACCACGCAGGCGCTGCTGACGCAGTTGGCCATTGAACAGTGGGCGGTCGTGCCGGCGGCCGGCGGCGCGCAGGCTTATGCCATGGTGCTGGCATGAAACAGGCCCTCACAGGTGGGGCGTATCAGGCACATAGCGTCATCGCGTCCGCGCAGCGCTCGCTGAACCTTTACAGCGAGCCAATGCCGGAGGCGCAGGGCGAGCCCATGCCGGCCGCCCACTATCCCACACCAGGGCTGCGCTTCCTCGCCACCATCGGCTCCGGCCCGATCCGCGGCATCCGCCAATGCACTACCGGCGGCGTCTACGTCGTCTCCGGTTCCACGCTTTACAGCGTCGATCCCACGACCCTCGCAGCCACCTCGCTCGGCACCCTCACACCCGGCCTGCGCACGCCCGTCTCCATGTCCGACAATGGTCTCGATATGCTCGTGGTCGATGGCACCGCGAACGGCTGGGATGTCACTCTAGCCAGCAATGCGTTCGCCCAGATCAACGATCCGAACGGCATGTTCGTCGGCGCCGACCGGGTCGATTACCTGGACACCTACTTCATCTTCAACAAGCCGGGCACGCCGCAATTCTATATCTCCGGTTCGCTCGCGGTGACGTTCGACGCGCTCGATTTCGCCGACAAGGAGGCATACAGCGACCTGCTGGTGGTGGCGGTCGTCGCCAAGCGGCTCATCTACCTGTTCGGCGAGCGCACCACGGAAATCTGGTACGACGCGGGCGCCACGTTCTCTACCACCGACACCACGGCAGCGACATCGTTCCAGTTCGCCGCGATGCAGTCCGAGGTATTCATCGACCACGGCTGCGTGGCCAAATACTCGCCAGCTGTCTACGACAACAGCGTGTTCTGGCTGACGAGCGACCGCCAAGGCCAGGGCATCGTGATGATGGTCGCGGGATACGAAACCAAGCGGGTCTCGACCTATGCGATTGAGGCCGAGATTGCCGGTTATCCGCGCATCGACGACGCCATCGGCTTCACCTATCAACTCGCCGGCCACTCGTTCTATGTGCTCACCTTCCCGCAGGCGGACCAAACGTGGTCCTACGACATCGCCACCGGGCTGTGGCACGAGTGGCTGTGGCTCGATGCGAATGGCGCCGAGCACCGGCACCGCGCCAACTGCTTCTGGCCGGTAAACGGCACGCTGGTGGTCGGCGACTGGCAGAACGGCAATCTGTATGCGCTGGACAACCGCGTGTTCACCGACAACGGCTCGCCGATCAAGCGGGTGAGGTCGTTCCCGCACATCCTGAACGACGGCAAGCGGGTGTATTACAGGCAGTTCCTCGCGGACATGGAGACCGGCACCGCGCCGCAGATGCTGACCGGCACCGCGACCCGGCTCGACGCCACCTTTACCGCCCCGGACGGCACGACGCTGGACACCTACGTCTCCGATGTCGGCGGCGGCTGGACCGCGGTCGGCGGCGAGACCAACGCGCAAATCCTGAACGACCAGGTGGTCGGCACCGGCGGCAATGTGCTGTATCAGTCCGCCGCCCTGCTTCTCACCGCCGACTACACGCTGCAATTCAACGTCGTGCCGTCAACCTATGCCAGCGTTCCAACCGGCACGACCCTCTGGGCCATCGGACGGGCGACCGGCATCAATACCGGCTATCAGGTCGCGGTGGTTGCCAACGGCGTGCAATACGTGCTGACGCTCTCCGTGCTGCCCAGCGGGGCCTCGGCCAGCGTGGCGATGGGCACGATTGCCAGCGGCACCTTCACGGCGTGGCTGCTGCTGCGCGGCACCACCATCGCCGCCCAGGTCCAGCGCAGCGTGGACGGCCTGTTGCTGCGCACCGATGGCACTTGGCAGGCGAACCCCGGCACCGTCGCGGCGCAGTTCACCGATGCCACCTACGCCGCGCCTGGCACCATTATGATCGGCGGGGTGTGGCCCTGATGCCCTATGATGTCACTCTGGCGCAGATCAACGCCAACGCCGGCGGCTTCGGCACCACGCTTGGCGCGATGGGCTTTCCAACCGGTGACTACAACACGATGCTCTACAGCCAGTGGATGTGCGGCGCCGTCGATACGCTTGGCAATGGCTGTGGCATCGGTCCGTCGTTCACCGGTCTCTTCGGAATGGGCTCCGGCGGCAGCATGTTCTGCGGCAACAAAACGTATAGTGGCCCCGGCACCTTCTACAACGGCACATTTGCCGGACCACCCAACGGGGTGCGGCACCACTATCTGCTGTCGGTCAATGCCCTGACGCAGGTCGTCCAACTCTACATCGACGACCAACCGATTGCGGTGACCGGCACCTGGACAGCGCCCCCAGGCAGCACACCATTCAATATCGGTTTTACCAGTTCGACGTATTGGATATGGAATAACGAGGGCACCCTCTTTGCTGCCACACGCCCCGGCATCGGCGATGTGTTTGTGTGCAACCTGCCCGGCGACACCTGGGTCGATCTCTCGGTTGCCGCGAACCGCCGCAAGTTCATCAACGCCGACCTGACGCCGGTCTATCTGGGCGCCAACGGTGCGACGCCATTCGGCACGCAGCCGCAGATTTATTGCACCATCCCGGCAGGATCGACCAACGCGTCCGACATTCTGACCAATCGTGGGATGGGTGGCGCGAACTTCGCCGCCGATCAGACCGCGCCCACCTTCCAGGCGCCGGGTACCTGCACGCTGCCGGTGCCTCCGGCGGGAACGCTGGCAATGGACAACGTCGTGTGCACCGCGACAGCCGCCCTGCTGCAGCAGAACCTGATTTCACTTCGCTGGTCCGATGACCGTGGGCACACCTGGGGCAGCCCGGTGACGCAGGACATCGGCGAGGTGGGCGAATACCGGACATCGCTCCAGTGGCAGCGGCTCGCTTACGCCCGCGACCGGGTGTTTGAGATCTCGTGGTCCGTGCCGATGCGCACCGCGCTGCAGGGCGCCTGGATCGATGTGACGCCGGCGAGCAGTTGATGCGCTAAGATGGAAGCGCCGCCAGGGGATGGTCCCTGACGGCGTTCCTAGGAAGGAAAGACGATGGTTAAGATCGTCCTACTTCCGCTGCGTATCGTTGTGATCCTTGGCGTCAAAGTCAAGATCATCCTGAAACGCTAGCGGCTTGGTGTCCAGTCTTGCGGCTGGACACCTTGCCAGGAACCCCAAATGGCCACAGCCATTCTCCTGCCGAACCCAGAGCCGCAGTTCTGCGATGCGGACGGCAAGCCCTATGCCGGCGGCACCATCGAGACGTATGTGCCCGGCACAACGACGCCGAAAGCATGCTGGTTAGATCCCGGCGAGGCGGCGCTCCAGACCAACCCGATCGTGCTCGATGCGGCTGGGCGCTGCGTCATGTATGGCGATGGCTCGTACCGGCTGATCCTACGCGATGCGTCAGGGAACCTGATCTGGGATCAGCCGTCCAGCACCATCGTCTCGGCCGCCATGTATCCCGTCGTGTCGGCGCCGACCATCGCTGATGCGCAGAACTTGCTGGGCATCACGGGCCTGGCCACAGCGGCCGACGTGGCCTCGGAGATCAGCGCTGAGCAGACGGCGCGGATTGCCGCCGATAACACGCT